GCAAAAGAACTTTTACAAGAAACAAAAGAAACACAAGTAGAAGAACCAAAAGCAGAATCTAAATTTGAACAAGCAGAAGAAAAAGAAGAAGAATCAGGTCTTCAAGATTATTCTGACAAGGTTCAAAAACGAATAAAAAAATTAACCTTTCAAGCTAAAGAAGCTGAACGTAGAGAAAGAGCGGCAGTTGAATATGCAAAAGGTTTAAAAAGTAAGTATGAAAGTGCTGAGAAGAAATTCGAAGAAACTGATACTAACTATCTTAAAGAATATAATGCTAGAATTGACTCAGAAAGAGATAAAGCAAAATCTGAATTAAAAGTAGCTTTAGATTCTCAAGATGCAGATCTAATTATGGAAGCTCAAGATAAGCTTACAAAATTGGCTGTAGAGAAAGAAAAAGTTTCGATAACTCTTAATGAAAAAGAGTCTAGAAAAAAAGAAGTAGAATCACAACCTGTTGAAGAACAAAATCAGGCTCCACAACCACAAATTAGTACCAGAGCTCAAGAATGGGCTACTGATAATGAATGGTTTGGATCTGACAGAGTATTAACTTCTGCTGCTATGGGAATACATGAAGACCTGTTGCAGGAGGGAATTGACGCAGAGAGTGATGCCTATTATAATCAAATCAACAAACGTATGAAGGAGTATTTCCCTCAGAAATTTGCCGAATCTTCTACTGAAGAAACAACAAAAGCTACACCCGTCCAAAACGTAGCTTCTGTTAGCAGAAGATCAGGTGGACGCAAGTCTGTGAAACTCACCAAATCACAGGTAGTTATCGCTAAGAAATTAGGGGTGCCGCTAGAGGAATACGCAAAATACGTGAAGGAAGGAGCCTAACATGGAAACTATTAAAAAAACTTCACGCGAGTCTGAATCTAGAACTAAACTTTCTAGAAAGAAAGATTGGACTCCACCATCCAGTTTGGATGCGCCAGCTGCACCGCAAGGATATGCACACAGATGGATAAGAACTTCGACTAACGGTTTTGAAGATCCAGGAAATGTATCTAAGAAACTAAGAGAAGGTTGGGAATTTGTGAAAGCCGAAACTGTTTTAAGTGAAATCGGTGAACATGATTACCCTGTTATTCATGAAGGAAGACATGCTGGTTTAATCGGAATTGGTGGCCTTGTGTTGGCAAGGATACCGGAGGAGATATTGAAAAGTCGTGCTGAGTATTTTAGTAAAATAACTCAAGACAGAACAGACGCGGTAGATCGAGATCTTATGAAGGAGCAACACCCGGACATGCCTATCAATATTGATAGACAGTCTAGAGTTACCTTTGGTGGTAGTCGTAAAAAATAATTTTTTTGCATTACCTACTATAGATAGCTTGGATTAAATAAACTAACTAAGTTAAGGAGAACTGACGATGTCAAATCAACTGGAAAAGTTTGGTCTAAGACCATACAGAAAACTAGATGGTACACCATTAGCAGGAGCCCAAAACAGATACACAATTGCAGCAGGTTATGCGACTGCGATATTCCAAGGTGACTTGGTACAGCCTACTACGGCTGGTAATATCGAAAGACATACTGGCAATACTAGTGATGCTGTTGTGGGTGTTTTTAACGGAGTGTTTTACAACGATCCAACTACTCAAAAGCCAACGTACGGAAATTACTACCCTGGTTCAATCACACCAACTCAAGGCGATATTACTGCCTTTGTTGTTGATGATCCAGATGCAGTATTTTTAATGGACGCAGATGAGGCTTTTACTAGAGCGGATTTGTTCAAAAACTACTCTGTTACAACTGCAGGCGGTGTAACACAAACAGGAATATCAAGCGTGCAATTAGATGTAAGTGCCTCAGGTACTGCAGCTACTTTCGCGGTTCAAGCAATTGATATAACACAAGATCCTGAAAATCAGGATACTACTGTATCAAATGCTAACATTCTTGTTAGAATCAACAATCACTTCTATAGAAGTGGCACAGGCATATAGGATAAAGGAGAATAACTATGGCAATATCACGATCACAGCTAGTTAAAGAACTAGAGCCAGGTTTGAATGCTTTATTCGGCCTGGAATATAGTAGATACGAAAATCAGCATGCTGAAATTTTCGCTACTGAAACATCTGACAGAGCTTTTGAAGAAGAAGTAATGTTAAGCGGTTTCGCTTCTGCACCAACTAAACAAGAAGGTGCTGGAGTAGTGTTCGATCAAGCGGGTGAAACTTTCACAGCTAGATACAACCACGAAACTATCGCTTTAGCATTTGCTATTACTGAAGAAGCGATCGAAGATAACCTATACGATAGACTTGCGGGCAGATACACAAGAGCTCTTGCAAGATCTATGGCAAACACGAAGCAAGTTAAAGCTGCAAATGTTTTAAACAATGCGCAAGTTACAACTGCTACAGGTGGTGACGGTGAATCCCTAATCGGAAACGCACACCCACTTGCAACAGGCGGAACTTTCTCAAATGTACTAACAGTAGCTGCAGATCTTAACGAAACTTCACTCGAGCAGTCATTAATTGACATTGCTGGATTTGTCGATGAAAGAGGCTTAAAAATTGCTTCTTCTGGTAGAAAAATGATAATTCCAAAAGAATTACAATTTACTGCTGAGAGAATCATGAAGTCGCCAATGAGAGTTGGAACTGCCGACAATGACATCAATGCAATCAATAACATGGGAATGGTTCCTGAAGGTTACAGAGTTAATAACTTTTTAACTGACACAGACTCATTCTTCTTGTTAACTGATGTGCCTAACGGATTAAAATACTTCGTTAGATCACCTATCAAAACTGCAATGGAAGGTGACTTCGATACAGGTAATATGAGATTTAAAGCTAGAGAAAGATACAGCTTTGGTTGGTCAGACCCAAGATGTATATTTGGTAACGGAAACTTACCGACTAGCTAATAGTCAATATATTTAACCCTTAGGGTTACTAAAAAGGGGCGGTGTTCACATCGCCCCTTTTTTTATGTATAATAAAAAGACCTAGAAATTAAATTAATTTTGTAGACTGACTAGGCAGACGGTATAGAGACTACAAAGTTTAACCGCTATACAAGGAGAAACTATTATGGCAACAACTAACTTTTCCGGCCCGATAACAGCTGGTCAAATAAGAAATACAACAGGAACTACACTTGGTGAAAATATAAAAAACATTGGACAAGTTGTAATGTCTCAATCAGTAAAAGTTGATATTATTGGTGCTTCACACTTAAATCAAGTTTGTGCAGTAATTCCAGCAAACTCACAAATAGTAGATGTAATTTTAAACGTTACTACAGTGAATAATGATACTGGTGCAGCAACTGTTTCAGTTGGAACAGTAGCGGATGGAGATGCATTTATAGCTACAGCTAATGTTAAGGCTTTAGCAACTACTCACGGTACTTTAGATACAGAAGCAACTAATGTTGGTGCAACTGACATACAAGTTCTTGCTGATTTTACAGGTGCTAATGGAGATGGTACAACTGGTGCAGCAACAGTTACTGTTTTATACATGCAGAATAATTCTATTCAAGACGCAGTAGACTTATAATAATAAACTAGTGGCTCCTTCGGGAGCCACAAATTAAAGGAGACAATTATGTCAGGCGGAGGAAGTTTTAGTTCAGACCAACGAGTTCTTAATATGACTACAGTTGGTGCAGATACATTAGCAAAAGCTGGAAGAATGAGAATTACTTCTATTCAAGGTGAAGGTATTGCAAGTTCAAGAATTATTTTTTACGATTCAGATGATGCATCATCACCTGGAACTGCAGTTGCTACATACAATTTCAATACAGAAGGTTTAGAAGTTTATGTACCAGGTTCCGGTATTCTTTTTAAGAATGGACTTGTTTATAATCTTGTAGGTCTTGGTGGAAGTATAACTATTACATACACAGGCTAAGATGAGTAAATTTAGATTAACATACGCAGGCGGTAAATACGCAGGCAAAAAAATTGTTGATCTTGTTAAAAGCATAAAACGTGTTGCAAGAAATAAAAAATCTAAAACTAATGTTGAAAAAGCAGGTCAAGGAACTAAATCTGTAAAAGCTTACAACATTAGAGCAGGAGCTAGAAATGATAAGATGGTTCCTATCAAAAAACAATCACAAAAAGGTAGTGCTTTTCAAACACATAACGTAAAAACACCTGGAGCAAATTCTGCTAGAGGTATGGGTTTATCAAGATACGGAAGTGAAGGTTCTGCAGCATCCTGGAGAGCTGATATGGATAGGTTCCAAGAAATACCAATATCTGCTTTCCTAAAAAAGAAAAAAGCACTTGGTGGTGTTGCTAGTTTCAAAAGAGGCGGAGATAATATGCCTGCTAGAAACAAAAAGAATTTTAGATCTACTAAAAGTGGTGCAGGTATGACTGCTGCAGGTGTTGCATCATACAGAAGAAAAAACCCTGGAAGTAAATTAAGCACCGCTGTTACAGAAGATAATCCAGGAAAGAAAAGATCAGCTAGGAGAAAATCGTATTGTGCAAGATCAGCAGGACAAATGAAAAAATTTCCTAAAGCTGCAAAAGATCCAAATTCAAGATTGAGACAAGCTAGAAGACGTTGGAAGTGCTAGCTTATG